CCAGTTAGTGAATATAATTCACAACTTTGGAATTCTGGTATTGAGGCAAACAAAGAGATTGCTCGTAAACAGAAACGTAGGTTGACTTACATTTCTAATGTTTACGTTATCAAAGATCCGGCCAATCCTCAGAACGAAGGTACTGTTCGTTTGTATAAGTTTGGTAAGAAGATTTGGGATAAACTCAATGATAAGATGAATCCTCAATTTGAAGATGAGACTCCAGTAAATCCATTTGATTTGTGGGAAGGTTGTAATTTCAAAATCAAGATTCGTAAGTTGGATGGTTTTTCCAATTATGACAAAAGTGAATTTGAGAATCCTTCACCTCTTAATGAAGATGATTCTAAGATGGAAGAAATCTGGAAGACTGAACATTCTTTGGAAGAGTTTACTAATGAAAAGAACTTTAAGTCTTATGCAGAGTTAAAACAGAAGTTAGATCGTGTTCTAGGTCTACAAACTGATACACCAACTCCTACTGCAGTAGAAGATGTTCCGTTTGATGGTGGTAAACCTATGACACCTGCTCAAGCAGCTGTTACACCACCTGAAACCGCAACACCTGTTGTAGCTGAAACTGCTGGAGATTCAGAAGAATATTCTTACTTTGCAAAATTAGCTGAGCAAGATTAATGTCTAGTGAAAATAATACTATGTATGGATTTTGGTTTTGTGTAATAGTTATATTACTTAGTGTTGCTTGTTGGGGATCACCTGATGTAGTGGATGCATTGATATACTATTTGTCAGATGGATTTTATAAATCTACCCCGTGATCTGTTCTTCATTGTTACCGGCTTGAGCGGGAGCTCCTGGAAACATTGCTTGTTGACTTGAAGAAACATTACTTGAATTGACATTAGTAATGATTAATGGTCGACCAGTAGCAGCAGCTTGATTAGCTTGGACTTGTAATTGGGCCAACATTTGACCACTTACAAGTCCTTCTGTTGCTGCAGAGAATTCTTTTAGTTTGGCCATATCAGTTGCACCTAGAAACGAATTAAGACCTTTTCCTATCTTTTCTAGATTATCAGTATCGAATGCATCGAATGAATTTGCTAGTGCTGTAACTCCCATTCCTGCTTGAGCTAATCCCGGCCCAATCGCGGCGAACTTCTGAAACTTTTCTACGGGGTCTTTATCTCCCCCAATCCAACTAGAGAAGGCATCACCTAATGCGGAGACTGCACCGCCACCACCAAACGCTGCTAATCCAATACCTAATTTTTTAATTCCATCACCTACCATACCAAAGTTAGTTGCATCTATTGCTCCAAATTTACTAACAGATTCTGCAACAGATTCTAATCCTCCTCCTTCAACTTTGAGTAGATCTGCTAATTTACCACCAACTCCAAAAACTCCTAATCCTATACCAACTGCTGTCATACCATCACCAACAGCTTTAAGATTTCCTGGTTCAATGTCAGCAAACTTTAAAACTGAATCTGCGATTCTTTCAAGTGTCTCTGCGGAAGGCATGAATGCACCCGCTATGGCCGCACCCGCAGAAAAGAGTACAAGTGCTCCTGCCATTGCTGTTAATCCGGCAGCAACTTTCAACATGTTTCCAGCAGGAAGAACTGCTAATCTTTCAATTCCTTCAACAATTTTATCTATTATTCCTATTATTGCATCACCTATAGTTTTAATAAGTTTTGAAATTCCATTAAATACAGAATCAATAATTCCAGAAATACTAGTCACAACAGCTATTATAACATCACCTACTTTTTGAATTACGTTACTAAGTTCTTTAAGTGCAGTTTCAACAACTTTCAATACTGTCACAATAGTTTTATTGAGGACAGGATCAGTAATAATATCTTTTATTGCTGTAAACACAGCTACAAGAATTGGTTCTAATGCTTTAATTACTATCGCAATTCCTTTAAAGAAAGTTGTAATAAATGGTCCCATATTTTTGACCATATTACCAAACCCCTCCAAGACTTTTTGAAGAATAGTTCCGATTGCTTCACCAAGTGATTCGATTATTCCAGTAATCATTTCTAATGCTTTACCTTCACCGGCAATCATTGAGAAGACCTTAAACGCTGCAGCTAATCCTGCGGCAAATATGGGGAGAGAAATTGACATTATTAATACACCTTTTAATACTAATGGATTTGCAAAGGCCATTAATCCATTTGCAAGACCCTGAAGAAATCCTTGAATTCCTTTACCCATCGACTTCATACTTTTACCCATGGCGCCAACAGGATTCATTACAGCTTTTCCCATTCTAGAGAAAAAGCCACCGGCTTTTGCTTCTTCAGCTTTTGCGTCTGGTACATCACCGCCGCCATCATCTCCCTTAACTCTAGCAGCTTCTCTAGCAGCTTCTCTCGCATCGTTCAGTGCATCAGCTGATATACCAAGCATTGATTGAAGAGTACGAAGTTGAACACCTTGAAGTTGAATTTGTTCATCTTGTCCAGCAATTATATCTCGAAACGCGGATTTGTTTTCTCCGTGTGCTTCTTTGATTTGTTCTGTTATGTCATCTAAACTTTTGGCCATTTATTTCCTCTACCTATGTTTAGCATTTTCTTTCCGAATTCTTTCATTTTCTTCTTGAATCCATTTTTGTAATAACATTACATATATTTGTCTTTCAAACGGTATCATATTTTCCAATTCTGTTAAACTCCACTTATGATGCTGAATCATGGCGAAGTTTGTTTGAAAGTGATTCGCCAGGGAGTCGTGACTCAGCGCTACGCGAAAAAAGAGTCTACACCCACTAACATTAGGGGTTTTAACTTTTTACACTTTGGACATACCCAATTTATTTCATGTTGTAATCTAGGCATTGATTCAAAGAATTCTCTTACATTATTAAATTGTCCAGAACTAAGAGATTCAATAAAATCATCCAATTCCTTTTTAGTAGAATCTTTTGCTTTGTAAATATCATCACCATCCCAGATGTAATCGATACATTCACCAATCAATTTAAAAACATTATCAGCAGATATATTTTCACCTGCTGTAGCATATTTATTTACTAGATCAACATTAGGATATTTTAATTTCAATCCAATATCATCAGTAATTTTTATTTCTGAAGATTTAACCTTTGAAGTATCAATCTTTATTTCATCGATATCAATATCTACTTCATGATGGTCTGATGCATCCGCATCTTTACAACATTTTAGATCTTCTGGTCTTGGAACTTTTACTTTTAATTTTTCACCAACAGATTTACCTCTAAGATGTAGAAAGAAATATTCAATATCAAAAGGTGCTAGTTCTTTGGTTTTAATCTTTCCTTCACTACAAGATTCAATAATATCTTGCATAGCTTTAGTCATTGATTCTTCAGAACCACTTTCCAATGCCATCAATAATGTTTTTTCTTCTTTCACAAGAAAAGGTCTATATTTAACCTTTTCTCCTGTGGATGGAATTTTCAATTCATAACTGGGTGTTACCACTTTTGGTAATGCCATAATAATCTCCTATAATAAATTAATCATTTAACGTTCAATTTCCCATTTCTTATATGCAATGTCTACACTAAAATCCATTAGTTCAGCACCCTCCCATCCCATTTCTATAGCACTTATTGATTTAGGCCACGCATTTATTAATTTTACTACATGGCCGGGATTTCCAACATCTGACTCTAGTTCACTATAAGCTGAAATTTTAATAGTTCCTTTGAAATCATCATAATATTTCATATTATAAGTTTCATTACTTTGAATCCATTGAAGCCAATTATACCAAAATTTTCTAGCCGGAAATTTTGCTGTTTCTAGAAAGGTAATTGATACGGCCTCACCAGGAGGTGTTTCATAAGGAATTTCCATACTATATTTTCCACCGTACCTAAAATTAGTTGTTCCAAAAGATCTAGCTGGAAAACTTACTCCCTTAACTAGAAATTCAATATTTGTAGGATCACCAATAGCGTGAGTCATACCTACCGTGTTTGGGGGTGAGGGTAATATGATTTCAACAGTATATCTATTTTTTCTTATGAAACTTCCTTGACCATCTACTTTGGCCATGAAATTATCTATATCAAAAACACTTGCCATTAGAACATTCCTTTACTGTGTGTCCATACTTGTTTCTTAGTTGCTTTCTTAAATCTCTCTACTGGTAGAAAGAGTGCTACTTCCCACTCATCTGCATTAATAAGTACAAATTTAGATCTAGCTTTATTTAAAAGATATCTATGTACTGTGGGTCTTGCTCTTGGTATTTTAGAGAAACCTTTTAATAAATCGTATGATATTCTTAATTTAGTAGTTTCATCATATTTCTTATTGTTTGCATATATCTTAAGTTGATCCATTAATATGGCTCTATCTTTCGGTGCTAGATAATGAAAGTTTAATCCTAAAAATCCATCAGGATATCTCTCAATAGGAAAAACTAAAGGAAAAGTATCATACCACGGAAGCTTATCCTTCCACTTAGGATTATAAGAAAAGAAATACATTTTTCCTATTAGAGCTCTTGCTTCATCATCACCTTGTCTATTAAGAATTTTTTCTGGGGTTTCCCCAGAAAACGCACCTCTAGTTCTATTAACAATTGAACGAAACCAATCACCCGCCGCTCTTGCTCTAGCGGATACTACGTTGGTTCTAATTGCATCCTTTAATTTATCTAAATAAGTTTCTTCTTCTGCTCTAGCCATAGTATAACTATTTAGTATTGTTAAGAGTATCTTCAGTTAGGATTTGCCAGTTCCATCCTCTTTCTTCACATATCTTTTCAGCTGCTTCCCATTTGGCTTGATTTATTCCCCATGTCTTAACTTCCTTAAGATATCTTCTTTTATGTTTGGGGTTTGGTTTAGGGGGTTGTGTTTGTTTCTTTGGTTTAATCTCAATTAGAGTTTCACCTTTAGAGGTTTGAACCCAAAAGTCTGGAAAATATCGATGCCATTTACCATCAATTGGACTTTTATATGGTATAATGATCTCCTCACTAGACCATCGCAAGACTTCAGGTTGTCGGTCAAGGTATTTCATAAAGTCTAATTCCCACCCAGATCGATATCGAATATCACTAGCATTTCCTTTATATTTGCCTCTGTTTTGAGGACGAAATTTTCCTTTGTATGCCATATAAATATATAGATAGTTCAATAATACCAATTAAATAATATGGAGAAAAATAATGGCCGGAGGACCTCCTGGGATAATGAATCCCCCACCAGCACCTGCTTCAACAGAACCAGATTATTATCAATATCCTTCTACTATTGGGGGTAACTCAAGTGATATAGATAATTATATGATGTTTACTGCTACAGATTTTAAATCTCAACAACGTACATTAAATGTAGCATTATACATTCCTGGTGGAGCTTTAAATACTTCTTATAAATCAGATTATGAAGATGTTCAGCTTGGAGCAATTGGTGAGAGAGGAATGGCACTTGGTACTGCAGTAGATAAAGTTGCCTCAGGAGCAGCTGAATTTAGTATATCTACTTTTACAGATGTTATGAACGCTACAACTGCGGGTCTGAATAGTGAGACTACAAAAGTTGCATTACTCAAAGGTGGTGAAAAGTTAAATGTTCTTCAAGAAGGTGTAAAGACTATAATGGAAAGAGCAAGTGGTGCAGTACTTAATCCTTTTCTCACTGCCGCATATAAAGGTCCTACTGATATGAGAACTCACTCATTTGATTTTGAGATGAAACCACAAAATAAGGATGAATCTAAGAATTGTTTAAAAATTACTAATGCATTTAAACGTGCAATGTTACCTTCTCATGCAGGGGGAGATAGTAAAACAGCACCTTCAATGTTATTTGGATATCCTGACACTTTTGAAATTGATTTCTTTGTTGATGGAAGACCCCTACCTAAAACCGGCGAGAATCCATTATTTGCTATAGGAAAATCAGTATTAACTGCTTGTGAATTAAATTTTGATACAGAAAATGTTCCTCTATTTTTTGAGGGAACTCAATACCCAGTAACTATATCAATGAAACTTTCCTTTAAGGAATTAGATGTGATGTACAGAGAAAAAGTAAATCAAGGAATGTAATATGTCTGAATATTTTACACATTATCCACAAATTAATTATGACATGACTGGCGCTAAGCCTCAAAAGACTAAGACCGCCATTAACATTATGGTTAAAGCGAAAATAAGACAAGTACTTACAAGTTCTATTGTTAGTTATTTTCCTTATACTATACCAGAATCAGAACGTCCTGATGTTACCGCATTTAAACAATATGGTGATGTAAAATATACATGGTTAATCTTTTTAATTAATGATATACAAGATCCTATTTTTGATTGGCCATTAAATTCTAGAGAATTTGGAAATTATATTAAAGACAAATATGGTTCTCTCAATTATGCAAAAAATAATATACATCATTATGAACAGATTGTTAGACAAAGAGTAGAAGCAACTGGAACAACAGAAGCACAATCTTTAAAATGTATTGAAGTAGATGAAACATCATATAATGCACTAGACCCCGCAGAACGAACTATTGTATATCATTATGATTGGGAAATTAAAAAGAATGAAGCTAAACGAGAGATTAAATTAATTGATAAGAGATATGTTTCAGACATACTTTCAGAACATTCGGAGAAACTTGAATAATGTCATCCAATTTTACTGTTATTGATAGGGGTAATAAGGGTGTAGGTATAACCCCAGAATCCTCAGATCATGGAACTAAATCGGAATTTTTAAAGAATCCGAAACAAGGACAAATCCCCTCATTTCCTGGCGATTTTGAACTTCAGAAACTTGTCCTTACATCACCTCATAGAAAAGGTTTTATAGATTTGAAAGGTGCTTGGTCAGATTTCAATATCTTTGAAAGTCTTTTTTCGCCGTATCTTACTGCTAATATACAAATAGTAGATGGTATTGGATTAATGGAAAGTGTTCCTATTATTGGTGAAGAAACTATAGAGATTCAAGTAAAAACAAAAGGTCTTGTAAAAGAAAGAAAACCTGAAAATAATGAACCCGGCCCATTTGAAGGTAGTCAAAATGAAGGAAGAATTAGTTTAAAATTTAGAGTAGTTAAACTTAATGATATTACTAAACTTAATGATCAGATGTTAACTTATAAATTACAATTAGTTTCTGAAGAAGCTATTGTAAACTTAAAACAAAAAGTTAGGAAATCTGCATTAGATCCCGCTAAAAAATATGAACCAAGTAAAATATCTAAAGTAGTTGAAAGACTTTATAAGCAATATTTTAAACAAGGAAGATCTCATGCTAAAAAAATCTTTATTGAACCTACTAAAAATACTACAGATATAATTATACCGAATCAATCACCATTTAAAGCTTTTAACTTTTTGGCACAAAGAGCAGTATCTATGGCACAGCACGCCGTAGGTTCTAGTTTTGTTTTTTATGAAACAGTAAGAGGATTCTTTTTTGTTTCTATGGAAACTCTTATGGTGGGTGGTGGTTTAGGATATCGTACTTTAACTTCAAGAGCACAAGGTCCTCCTGGAACAAGATCTTCATCTCCTGAAGAACAAATAGTATATAATCAACCTGAAGATCCCGTGAAAGAAACTTATGTAGTTCAACCGAAAAGATTAAGTGCTCAACCAAATGAACCTAAAAACATAGCAGTAGAAATGACATCCGTTGATTCATATCATTTTTCTTCTAATTTTGATGTTTTGAAAAATCTACAAAATGGAATGTATGCTAATAGGTTACTTACTCATGATTTAATTAGAATGAAATATGATACGTTAGATTTTAATTTGGTAGACAAAGCGTCATTACAAAGAAAAATAGATATGACTGCAGATGGTGCTGAACAGGTAATAGAATATTTGAAACAAGCTAACGATGCTAAAAACTTTGTAGATGGTTTTACTCATGTAGGAGCAGGAAAATTAGCTACTGAAAAACAAGATGCATTAGGTTCACCAGAAGCGAAGATGTCCTTTTATCCTACTAATTTTGCTCATGATGAAATATTTAAAGAAGCACTAGGTTCAGAAGGAATTCACGGAGAACCAAAGGATGAAGCAAGACCTAATATTATTCCTAGTAGAGTTGAACAATGGATGCAATCACGTATGGTACAAAGTCAACAAATGAATAATATTAAATTGACTATTAGAGCTCCAGGTTTATCTACTAGAACAGTAGGAGATTTAATTGAATTTAAATTACCCACACAATATATTGAAGATAGAGATGGTTTTACACAATCTCAAAATCACACATATTTAAGCGGATATTATTTAATTACTAAATTACGACATCATTTTACTAAAGAAAAATATGTGATAGAATTTGAAGCAATAAAAGATTCATTAGCTAAATCGGTAGGTAGAGACAGATCAATGCCAGCAGATTTATCTGTAGATGGTTCATCAGCAATACAGGCGGATGGTTCAATAAAAATGAGTGAAGATGGTAAGAGGGTGATAGGAGGTTTTTAATATGTCCTATTTTATGGGAAAAGAAGGATTTGTTTGGTGGCAAGGAGTTGTCGAAGATCGCCATGATCCGCTTTATCTTGGAAGATGTAAAATTAGAATATTGGGATGGCATTCAGAAGATAAGAATGATCAACCAACTATCGGTTTACCGTGGGCATATCCTGTTTCTCCAATTACTTCTGCAAGTCAAACAGGAGTGGGTACATCTCCATTAGGCCCAGTTGAAGGAACATGGGTTATAGGATTTTATCGTGATGGTGAAGCAGGACAAGAGCCAATGTTTTTTGGAACGATTGGTGGTATTCCAGAATTAGATGCAAAAGGAATTAATAATGACAATACATCAGTAGGTGGTCGAGGATTTTTAGATCCAAGAAAAGAAAGAGGAGACAGAGATCCTGGAGTAGAAGAAGGTCATGCACGTTATGATGAGTTGGGTCCTAGAGATTTAATGTTTGCAGAAGGTCGTGATCTTGTTCCAAGAGAACCCGCAACTATTATTCATAATTCTAATCCTGATCCCACAGAAAATGATAATTCAGTTACACTTGGTTCAGGCACAGCTATTGCAAATTCATCATTCGTAAAAACCCTAATAACTAAAACTGGAATATCAACCCCCGATGCACCATATACTGTTAAGATTGTAGAACAACCAATACGTTCAACATATCCTAATACTGGTTTAGCAAATACAGAACTTTCCACTACAAGGGTTACAAACTATTTAAAAGAACCCACTACAAATAGATTAGCCAGAGGTATACGTGGAAATACGGATACTGGAAATCCGTTAGCATCAGGAATTGTCTTTGAAAAAGAACGTAATAGGTTCACGGGACAAATGAACATTCCTACAGCTGATGGTGGTAAATGGGAAGAGCCTCCTATTCCATATCAAGCAGTTTATCCATACAATCATGTTCATCAAACAGAAAGTGGACATATTATTGAAATGGATGATACTCCAAATAATGAAAGATTACATTGGTATCATCGAACAGGCACATTTACAGAGATACATCCTCTTGGAGTTAAAGTTGATAAAATAGTAAATAATTATTATAACATTATTTTGGGAGCAAAATATACACATATTGAAGCAAGTGATTACACAACTATTGATGGATCACAAGAAAATTATGTTATTGGTGATAGAGTAGATAAAGTTGGTGGTGATTATTCTATTGCGGTAGGTAAAGGAAGATTCGCTGTTAATAGTACACAAGGAGCAGTTAATTTATCAGCTGGAAAGATAAACATAAATGCATCAGAGGAACTTATATTAAGTGCAAATAAAGTAATAATAGAAAAGAAATCCTCTTCTGGTTCTGATATTACGACAGGTGATGAAAGAAAAAAAGTAGGTGGTAAATTTACCTTAGAGACAGGAGCTTATAGTTTAAATTCTCAAGGAAGTCTTGGTATACAAAGTGGTGGGGGATTAGCACTCAATATTACTGATTCAGTAAATGAATCTATATTTGGAGTGTTACCATCAATAACTTTAGATTATGCAAAAAAGACCACTGCCACTTTGGGTAAGATTGGAGTGGAATCAACAGACAATATAGTTTCAGGTGGAATTTTCTTTGATTTAGGTCTTGAGGGTTTGGGTGCAGGAATTAAAATGACTCCTCCAGGCGATATAGAATTTACTTCTAATTTAGGAACAAGTGGTATTAAAGGAGAATCATTATTGGGTAATGTAGCATTTTCTTCTTTAGCGGGATATGCAGAAATGGCTAGTCTATTAGCCACGATGAAATTAGAAAGTTCAGGCGCAGCTTCTCTACAAGGACTATTAGGTGAAGTAACAATAAGTTCAGGAGGTAAAGTAAAGGTTGCAGGATTAATTGCTACATTAAAAGAGGTATTAGATGAATTAATAGACATAATAACAGAACATACTCATCCAACAGGAACAGGGCCATCTGGACCACCAATGCCACCAGCTACTGCTAAATTATCCTTATTGAAATCCTTAAAAGTTAGTGGGAGTTTTGAATAATATGGCATTAGTTAAAGCAACATTGCAAGGTGAATTGATAGCAACGTATGGGGGTCATAGTCCTGATCCAATGAAGCCGGGAAAAGATATAGCAAAAGCATTTAAAAATTATTTAATGATGGCACAGAATGCGGGTGGATTTCCAGCATCAAATGTAGTAGATGCTCCAACAGGAATGACAATAGGTGGAGTTTATGCTCAACAATTACCATCTGGTGCAGCAGTAGGAACACAAATAGCATCGGCATTATCAACTATGGCATTGACATTTTTATCTGCAAATCAGATAGGGCCACCGGCGGTGTCACCATCACATACGCCAGAATTAATACAATTATATTCTGGACATCAACCTTCAGGTGTAAATTTTTCGAAGGAGTTGGCAAACATTTTAGATACATGGACAAAAACTTGGGTAGTGAGTGGATTGATTCCAGGCTCTCCCCCAATACCATTTTCAGGACCTTTATCATAGGAATACAATGGCAGGAGCAATTGATAAGAAAATAGCTGAAGTGAAAAAGGAGTTAGTAGATTCTCCTGCAACGCATTTGTCTGCGAGAAATGGAATTCTTAGTTCTGTTACACTAATAAGAGAGTTTTCTGAAAGTAGATTAAATGCATTATGTGAAAAATTCACAGCTCTTACTTATGCCCTTTATATTCAATTAGAAGATCAAGGTGCAGGTAATAATCTTTTATTGGAAGATGAAAATGAAATATTAATGGAAGCATCTATTACTGATGCAAGTTATTCTCTTCATCAAGTATGTCAAAATCTTGCAGAACAAAGATTGATATGTTGGGGCGCAAGAGATATACGAACTACCTTTAGAAAATTTGATTTACCTTCTTATGAAACAGTAAATGGTGCTTTAGGTCTTACTGAACCTAATACATCTTTTTTTGGGATTAAGGCTACTGATATTGGAGAAACTTATAGTATTAATTTAACTAGTTTAGAAGGTACAACTCAAACACAAGGTAGTAATACATTCAGTACTTATGTTAAAGATTATTATGTAGTTAGATCAAGAGAAGATGGAGAGTTAGTAGATATTAATGATGATATGACTCCGTATTCTTCACCAAATGATGATACCCCTTTTGGTAATGCCGTTGCTTGGGGTCAAGCTACAGTAACAGAAGTGGGAACATGGAATGAGAATTATGCAAAGGCAAATATTGCGGGTGTATCTACACAAAGTTCAGGAGCATATAATGAATTAGTTACTATGTCATTATTAGACCATTTGACAGTAGGTACTAATACCTCATATACTCCTGTAGGTCCTTCTTTTGGTCAAAAGTTTTATTTGAAAAGACATGCGGACTATGTAAACACATTCACTATCACGGGTACAACTACAACGGGTAGTTTAGAGATAACAAACGTATCAGATACAGATCTTTCTAAAATTAAATATGGAGATGTTATTAGTGGAACAGGTATTCCAGACGACAATGTATCAATTGCTGCAGTACAATCTACTGGTAGTAAAATCAGGCTTAGTAATTCGGGAATAGCAACATCAGATGGTACTGTTACCATCACAGTAAATAGTGTTCCATTTGGATATGCAAAAGATGATATATTCTGTCAAGTAGAAGTAGTGGGAGAGGGTTTAGTTAAAAATCCAAATTGGAAACCAGTAGGTGATGATGCAGGAGATTATAGTGGAACAGACGCAGGCCCAGATGATACATTAAATGCTAATACTTCAGAATTTATAGGTCTTCTTGGATTTTTTGATCCTGACAATGGAAGTTCAAACGCAACAAATGATATAACTAAGGGAGCAAGAAGTGATTGGGTTTCTTTACAAAAAGAAATTTCTGGAACAACATATCCCTATAAAGAACGAAATCCTTTTTTCCCAGCAATGGGGGGAACAGTTAAAGCCTATGAAGTAGACAATGGTATAATTGTAGGAACACAACCTACTGGGTTAGGCGAAGATGATATTCCTTGTGGAAGATATATTAGACATGATTATGAAAGAGCAAATAGTTCAACTACTATGCCAGAGAATAGGTATTATGTTGACCAAGCTGAAAAGTTTTACTATGAAGTTCCATGTACTAATACTTCATATACATGTGGTACAGTTACAATAGGTACTAATCATCCCATGCCAAATGTCGGTGAGCCTCCACTTACTATGACTAAAACTGGATTAAGTGATACTGTAACAAGAGTACAATCAAATACAGTTACAATAGGATCAGTTACTATGAACGTACAAGCATCACTTACAGGAACAGTACCGATAGATGATGATACTACTAATCCTACTTTAACTGGATCATCGGGAAGCCCGCCGTCTTGGAGCGGAAATAGTTATTATACTCTTGTGGATAATTATATTTACAGAAATTTTGTACATATAGAATCGACAGATACTACTTCTAACCCGCCGAATTGGTCTATAACTCTCGATACAGATGTTACAGCTTTTCCTTGTCTTTATAATTATTTCCAGAAAAAATTACATGAGGCCGGAGGTTCTGGAGATAATGCAATGAATACTGATGTTCAGTTTATAAAAGATACTATAAATGATTTACAATCTTCAGCATCTTTTCGTGATCCAATTATAGATATAAACAGTAATGTGAGTGTAAGTGGTATAAGTGATGTTGCTTTTGATACTTATATTCAAGCAGAACCTTTAGGAGATTTGGCTGATTTGGAACAGGCTTTAACAGATTTTCGTACTTCTTGGAATCATAGTAACAATAATAGAACAGGAGATGATAATAATAATTCAAACAAAGGTATTACTGTATTAGTTCAAAATACTGAATGGGCGGCTTTCCATACTGAATTATCTACATTTGATACTAACATTACAAAACGTGCTACAGAAATAGATGCTCGTATAGGAGTACCTACACGTTCAGGAACACCATCAACATCTTATAAGCAATACCCCGCTGTTTATGTGTCAGCAGTACCAGCAGCAAATACTACTGGTGGAGTTGTTCCTTATGGTAGAGCAATCTATGACAGTTGTAATTATCTATTAGGTGATACACTTAAATTAGGAGTACAATTAATACAAGATATTCAAGGATTAACTGATTTGGTAGATCTAGTTAAAAAGGCTAGAAACAAATATGAAATTTATAATGGTAGAGCGAAGGAGTACACCTAATGGCAGAACAAGAACATAAATGGAAAGAAGCAGAATTAAGAAGAGATGACATTAAGAAGTTATTAGAGAATACTAAAAAACTTGCTGAAATGTACACAGACGTTCTCAAAATAAAAAGAGAAGGATGGGAAAGAGTATTAGCAGGAAAAGCTAATAGAGCGAAAAAGGAGCAAGAAAAAAATGGCTGAATTTCAACCCTTATTAGCAGCTACTGCTGAATGGAAACCTCACCAAATTGCAAAGGCGGGAGATATTGCTAAACTAGCAGACGCCGCGACAGCTCTTGCTGAAACTGTAAAATCCGCTCTATCTCTTTCTAGAAATGGAATGGAAGTAGTTAAGCTCATGGCTCAATTACAAAATATTAATCCTCTCTTAACTGCATTAGATGCAGTAGCTGATGAAGTATTAAAACAAATCTATGATTTAAAACATGGGGGATATTATTATTTGTATATTGATCCATATTATGTAGGAAATGTAACTCCAAAACCAAGTTTTGATATGGGTTTCGAACAATTAAGAGATGAAGGTGGAAAACGAAAATGGCAAAAAAAAGGACCTTATGGAAATTGGACGAATACTATTGAAGTTCCTACTTTAGCAGAATTGGATAACGGGACTGCCAGACCAATGTATCTTAAACCTAGAAGATTAATTCCAGGTGGATATAATATGTTTGATCCAATACCTGATCCACTTGAAGGAACAAGTAAATTTCCTCAATTTACTACAAAAGATGTAATTACTGAATTTGTAAAAGCATTTGATGATGAGGGTGATGTTCCTAGATTTAGGAAAAACAAAAAAATATCTAAATTACCGAAGAAAGGTGATACAGTATGGGATATAGATGGTCAGCCTGTTGATGGATGGGATCCTGAAGTAGATTATCCATTAGAGTTATTTGATATAGGATTAACACATTCAGACGTTGTTGCTGGTCGGATAAAGGATAAGGGATCTGGTTTGATGTCAGAGATTGAAGCGGCAAGAAAACCCATTAATACTAGACAGACTCCAGGTAAACCTAATGCTAAAGGAAATGATACTATTGGTGTTGGAGCAATAGCAATTGTCATTGGAGCAAGTAATTTTGATAAATTTGCATCAGTTTTTAATGAGTTTGCTCAAATGTTTTCTGATATTCCTGAACTTACGCCAGGAGTTACAGGCCAAAGTTTATTAAATACTCTTAAGAACATTATTGAACCCCCCGCTAAAACTCTTAATTTAATGGAACATGATTTAAAGTTTGGTAGATTTGCAGTTGGAGATATTATAGGGGGAGAAAAATATCATTCTCTGGGTGAAGTAGTTTCTGTTAATACGGCATCAGAAAGTACTTCAGTAATGACAGCTTGGAAAGAAACTACACAGCTTGATGATTTGGGTAAACCATTAACAACACCAGATGGAAGAATAATCAAAGTTAGAGAAGAAGTTGATGGAAATCCTATAACAGAACAATATCCAAAAGGTAGATATGTAAATTTAGAAATAGGTGTAAAACCAATAGGGGGCGTACCAGCTTCTGAAGTGTGGGTACGTGGTGACGCAGTTATGACAATGGAAGAGAGGGGAAAGATTGGGAATTCTGCTGCAACATCTGCTGAAACAGGAAAAGATTATTTTAGTAATTATAGTTTTATAGGAGCACATACAAAAGAACTTCCTGTAACTCAAAGAATATATCCAAAAGTTGCATTTGTTTTAAAGGAAAAATTAGAAGCTCTTCCTAAACCTGTTCCGCCTGATTTTGGAGGAATATTAATTGATGATATAGTTCCAGGCTGGGGTGAATTTTTTCAAGAGCTGGAAAATTTTGTAAAATCAATAAAAGGTTATATTTCAAGATCTGATACTTTTATTCAAGAGATGATTGATATGATTTTAAAGATCGAAGCATATTTAGAATATTTGGTTGCTCTTATTGATAAGTTTTTAGGATTCTTTAGAATAACTTTACCATCAGAAGGAGTATATGCACTTTATCTTCCAAATCAAATGGAAGGAAATGATGGATTGAAAAAGGCAATCGGATCTGCAACCGGAATACCCACTTTAAATTATGCTTCAGGAATATTATTTGTTGGTGTAGAGGGAGATAAACTTATTGCAGGGGGAGGTAGTAAAAATCCAATAGATTTATTAGCATTGGTATTAGGACTACTTAACTAAATTAACTAAATATTAAGAGCAAGATATGGCTACTACATACGGAAAAGATTACGTTGATTTTGATATGGATTTTACAAAACATCCATCTCATGGTGACTTAACTAAAGTTAAAAAATCAACAGCTATTAGCAGATCTATAAAGAATTTGTTAAGTACAAAATCAAATGAAAGATTATTTCAACCAGATGTTAATAATGGTATTGGAATTCTTTTATTTGAAAATTTTAGTAAACTTACCACTTCTAGGTTAGAACAAGCTATTAGGTTTACTATAGAAAAACATGAACCTAGAGCAATCATTGGAAACATAACAGTAAACGCAAAAGAAGATGAAAATGCATATCAGGTACAAATAACCTATTTGCCTGATAATGATATACAAGAAACAAACTTAGAAGTCTATTTGGAGAGGACATAGATAACACATGGCAAGTTCAGATGGTAAACTTAATATATCAGAATTAGATTTTACTAAAATTAAAGAAAACCTTACAGGATTTTTGTCTAGTCAGGAGGATTTTGTAGGATATAATTTTACAGGATCTTCTTTTGATGTCCTTCTTGATATACTGGCATATAATACTCATTATAATTCATATTATGCAAATATGGTTGCTAATGAAATGTTTTTAGATTCTGCTTCTCTTAGAAACTCTGTTGTAGCGAGAGCAAAACATCTAGGATATAGACCACGTTCTGCACAAGGTTCAAAAGCAGTAGTAACCCTTACTGTTACTCCGGCGGATTTACCTGCAGCAATAAGCATTGCTAAAAATACACAATTTCAAGGAGAGGTCGAAGGTGTAACATATATTTGGTGTACTGCAAATTCTTATTCTGTAAATATTAATGCTAATGGGGTGTACACAGTAGGGGGTGTAGATCTTACACAAGGAATACCCACAACATTTAGATATACTGCTAACACAGGAGATCCAGACCAGAAATTTATTCTTCCTAATGAAAATACAGATATTACTACCCTAGAAGTTACAATTCAAAATAGTTCTACTGATACAGATACTTCTGTATATTCAGAAGCAACTGATATAACTACTGTAAATTCTAGTTCAAGAATTTATTTTGTTGATGAAGCTGAAGATGGAAAATATGAAGTTCAATTTGGTGATGGAACATTAGGTAAAAAACTAGCAAATGGAAATATTGTTATATTGTCTAGTTTAGTATGTGAAGCAGATGCAACTAATGGAGCAAAATCATTTTCAATTGTGTCAGATGTTGGTGGATATTCTAATGTAAAAATTGAGACTACATCAGCTTCAGCCGGAGGGGCCGTTGCTGCAGATATAGAAGAAATTAAATTTAATGCTCCCAAAAACTATGAATCACAAAATCGATGTGTTACAATTCATGATTATGTAGCATTAGTTAAAAGAGATTATGGAGATGCACAAGCGGTTGTTGCTTGGGGTGGGGAAGATGCAGATCCTCCAGTTTATGGTAAAGTTTATGTTGCAATTAAACCAACTTCAGGATCAGTTCTTTCAGAATCTACAAAGAAATTTGTAGAAGATGAAATATTAAAGAAAAGAAATATTGTAGGAATTACTCCGGAAGTTGTAGATCCAGATTATATGTATTTAAAAGTTAGTAGTACAGTTAAATATGATTCTGGTGCAACTACAAATAGTGCTTCTCAACTTATATCAACAGTAACTAATCAGATTACAGCTTTTGGAGATTCTAATTTAAAAACTTTTGATAAATCATTTAGATATTCAAAACTAATTCAAGAGATTGATAAAGCCGAGGTTTCTGTTAAAAGTAACCAAACATCAATTCAATTAAAAAGACTTCTTTATCCATTGTTAGGATCAGATGAAGCCTATGATATGCCATTTTCTAATCAAATCTATCATCCTTCTAATACTTTTTGGGGTGCAGTAACTAGTAATACATTTTCATACAAAGATTCTGCAAATACTCAATGGGCAGGTTGTAGATTACAAGATAATAATGGAACAGTCGAAGTATATCGAACTTCAGGTGAAGATAGAATTATTGTTAATAATAATGTAGGTACAGTAAATTATCTTACCGGAAAAATATCACTTACAAGTTTTAAACCTCTTGTCATTGGTTCAGAGACTACAGGAAATACTACACCATTAGAAGTTTATATTACTCCAGCTTCATCAGATGTTAATCCTCTTAGAGAACAAATTATATTAATAGAATCAGGAGATATTAGTATTACAATGTTAGATGATGCAGGAACAGGAACTTATGTTGAAGGTACTATAGCAACTACTGATGGTTCAACTCTAGCAACTGGATATTAAACGTGGCGACAGAAGTTAAAGATAAAAAAGATGTATCGGTTTTAGTTGAAACTCAATTACCAGAGTTTATTACCAGTAACCATCCAAAATTCAAAAAATTCATAGAGAAATACTATGAATTTATGGAATCTCATCAACTTTATGTTGGTTCTACATTTACACTTCATGAACCAAAACTTCAAGCTGAAGATCAATCTGGAGATAATTATCTTTCCTTTGAAGATGGAGCTCGTCTTCAATTAGAATCGGAACGTGATACTGTTAGTAATGCAAATCTTATGTTTAATGTGGGGGAAACTCTTACAGGAAATATAAGTGGCGCAACTGCAATTGTTACTGGTACAAAAGGTAAAACTATTGCCTTTGTAAAAAAATCTAGTGATAGGAATTTTACATACGGTGAAAAAGTTACAGGTAGTGTATCTCGTTCCTATGGTACTTTATCTAATGCAATAAGTGATGGTATATTTCCCGCCGGATCAATAGAATCTTACCAATTAAAAGCACCCGCCGCAGCAATAAGAGAATTAGGAGAATCACAAGATATTGATACTTCATGTGAGGGTCTTATTGATGATGCATGGAAAAAAGAATTTTATACAAATGTTCCTAAAACTTCTGTTGCTGATAGACGCCAACTTCTTAAAAGAATGAAACAAGTCTATCGGTCAAAAGGTAATGAAGCTTCTTTTGGTTGGTTGTTTAGAACACTTTTTGCTAAAGAAGATATAGAATTTTATTATCCAAAAGCAGACTTATTAAAGTTATCTGATGGAACATGGGCACTTGATAAATCAATTAAAATTATAACTTCTAGTGCAAATAATATTACTCTATTTACTGGTAGAAAAATTAGTGGTAATCTTTCTAAATGTACAGCGATTGTTGAGAAACAACTTACATCTTTTGCCGGAGCTCTTGAGGTTACAGAATTAACATTGTCTGATGTTGTCCAGGGTGTTGTAGATGATGAATTACTATTCTTTAAAGAGGGTGAGATTGTTACCTCTGAAACAGATATAGATGGATTATATGCAGAAGCAACAGTATCGGGTATTTTACAAAGTGTTACAGTTGATGTTGGTGGAACTAATTATATTATTGGTGATGAGATTCATGTTACCGGGGGTGGAGGACAAGGAGCACGAGCAAGAGTATCATCAATTTTAGATTCTGTTGTTGAAGGAATTAATGTTATAGATTCTGGAGATGGATATGCAGTAGGTGATGTAGTAGATTTTATTAATGATGGAACAGGTGGTTCTGGAGCTGCAGCTCAAATTAGTAAAATTATTTCTACTGGAGCAATATTAAGAAATACAGATTTAATTTCATCTTTTAGTGCAAAAGAATTAAATGCTGGTGATTATACAATGAGTCTTTTAGGACATACTGCCAATACTCCTCTGTATAGTAATTCCTCTTTAACATTTTCTGCATCAATTAAATCAGCTTCTGCTAAACTCTATGAAAATCAAGGTAATTATAATGCTACACAACATATCCTTGCCGGAGATAGAATTGCAAAGAAAGTAAATGCAAATACTAGTGGAAAAACTATCACTCAATTGAGTCGAACAGTTACCATTTCTGATGGACTTTCAGAAGAAGAAAAATTATCTGTAGTCGGTGGAAGACTTACTTATGCAAATGCAAATACAACCATTATCACAGGCTTTCAAGCTAATAATGTTTTACTAGTTAGAGATGTTCATTCATTTGGAACAGGACAAACATTTACTATTGATTATGCAAGTAATACTTATTGGGGTACAATTGTTAGTGCTAATACTACAGCATTCTTATATACAGTTGGTTCTTATTATCGTGATAATGATATAGATGAATTAACAGTACAAAATTTTGTCAATGATGATAATATTATAGTATACGATACCAAGTTTACAAAATTAGGTGCAGCTGCAACAGGTTCAGGAGTAGATGCCCACATAATGCATAATGGTGTTACATTTCAAGTTGGTAATACTCCCGCTTCTGTAACAACTAATACATTTACTATTGTAGATGCTCATGGTGCAACTGCAGATGTAGTAGCTACTGCAAATGGTGCTCTTAATATGGAGTCAGTTAATGTGGGTGCAATAGATGCATTTACTCTAACATCAGGTGGTGGAAAATATGAAACATCACCACCAGTTACCATAGCAAATAATTATACTCCAACTTTGGGGAATGCATTAGATGTAGTGGGAGCTCCAAATACTCTACTCAATTTAAATCTTCATTCATTTTTTGGGTCTTCAGGATTAATTTCACAAGATGGTAATGTAGTTACATTGACTAGTGAAGACGCTTGGCCAGAAGCAAATTCTGGAGTACTTACACTTACATACGCAAATGGTGTTACAGATCAAGTAACTGAGGTTACAAGTTCTAGTGTTATTAGAGTAACTTCAGAAAAACTTTTTGGACAAGGTGTAGGTGACAATCCTGATAAAGAAGAGTTTACTCTTTCTTATATGGCTCTTGCAAATAATATTACAAAAAATTCATTACTCTATAATGATGATTATACTGCAAGGGGTAGAGTTCTCGATTTTATAGACAAAGCACATATTGCTACCACTGCTAGACCATTAACAATTGCAAATGGTAATACAACTCTTAGAGTGGATATGTTAACCACTCAAGATTTTGGTTCAACAATAGAAAATATATTATTAGAAGAAAAGGATTTTCATAATGATAGATATTCTCACGAAAGACTTTTACTTGAATCAGATACAGTAGGATCACAAGATGGTGGTGGAGGACTATTCGTAATTGAAGATTGTGTTACATGGTTACAAATGGAAGATGAAGATCTTATTTGTAATGAATCTGATGAATCAAGATTTTTTACTGAAGATGTAAGTGGAGAACGAATTACCGCATATAGTAATGTAGCTTCTGCATATTCTACAGGAACTTATGCACAATCAGGAACTACAATTACAGGAGTAGGTACTGTATTTCCTAATGATTGTGTTCGTGGAACTTTTACTCATCATGACGACAGTACTACTACAATAACTGGATATACTAATGCCACATCAATTACAGTTGAAGATTCTAAAACAGTAGGTGCAGGTAACACATATTCAATGAGTTATAACCCAGCATTGACATGGGGTACGAACAGAGAAGTTACATTATCAGCAGGTGGTACAGGAAATAGAACAGTTACAGTAACCGAAGCCGGACATTATTTAAAGTCAGGCGATAAAGTTAGTATTACAGGTTCTAATGCTAATCCAGTTTTTAATGGAACTTATGTTATTACTGTTGCAAATAATAGTACATACACCTATACATTACCAGAAAATACAGCAGTAACCTCACCGCCAGGAGAACTTAGATCTAGACCAGTAGCTTCTGCATGGCTTGCTACAACAAATGCAGTTTCTCAAGATATTACACCAAGAGGAAACAATGCCATAATTGAAGTATCAGCAATTGCAATTGGTGCAATTCAATCTATTGAAGTTTATGATTTCGGTGCAGGTTATTCTTCAGTTCCCAATGCAACTACTACTGCAGGAGATAAGAATGCCGAACTTACCGCACACTTGGGGGCGTATGCAACATATCCTGGATATTATAGTGGAACAACAGGTTTACTTAGTGGTGTACCAAAACTTCAAGATAACAAATATTATCAGAACTTTTCTTATGTCTTAAAAACAGATTTCGATGTAAATGATTATCGTAATTCTGTGAAAAAATTAATTCATCCTTCAGGATTAGTAATGTTTGGTGAGTTAGCTATACGAAGTAAAGTTTCTGTTGCATTGTTTGATCAAGCTGAGAAAAATGTTGATGATTTGAATCAAATTGTTCAGCCTGGACCTGATAACTCAGGAAGAAAATATCATAACATTACTTTGTATGGTAATACTGCAGTAATGAATGTTCAATTTGCGAACACTTATTGGGCTAATGAAATAGAAATCTATACTAATAAACATCCTTGGCATGCAATGGATGGAAGAATAGAAATAAGTGATGAAGTAAATATTCAATTAGAAAATTATGCAGAGGTAGATCAAATATCAAGAACTAATTCTACAATGTATGTGGTTACAGAAACATTACATGGATTATTAGAAGGAGATACAATTGAATGGTCTGGTGATGAATCAGATCAACGATTTAATAACCAGTATACAATTACCTCAGTACCTACTACAAATTCTTATACCATTACTCCATCTCCAGATACGGGATCAGTAGCGGCCCAGATTATGTATGATAAAAATCTTTATATTACTTTGGAAGATCAAACTACTGGTAATACTATTCTATTAGAAGATGGTGATGATTTGTTAATGGAGCCAACAGCTTATTTGAAAACTAAAGTAATTGAATATGCAGATGTTTTTAGAACACAATCAACAAATTGGGATAATCCTTTTTCTGGAAATATTTTAAATGAAGATGGTACAGATATTCAGATGGAAAGAGGTGGATCTTATCTCTATCCAAGATTAGAATTTCCAGAATCAGAGACAGGAACTATATCCATCGATGTAAGTTTCAATAGTGATATTCTTCTTGAAGATGATAATGGTACTTATGGATGGGGATATCTCTTACATGAAGAGTCAGCCGGTCAAGGAAACGGTCCACAAAGATATATCTCCCTTGAAGAAGATACAGAAGGACCGGATAGACAATATGAAAGTATTCCGATTGTAGATACTCATGTAATTGAAACTTGGTATAATTCAACAAGAAATCATTTAATTACTGAGGATGGTCTTTCAACATTTATGATGGAAGATGAATCATTAATAACCTTAGATACTATACCATTTACACATGATAATAGATTCTGTAAACACATTGAATTGTTTACACACTATAATCATTTTGTCACAGAAGATGGACAATATCTAATTAACGAAGACAGTACCGGCCCAGGAATTGCTAACAACTATTTCTTAGTAGAAGATTTTTATAATGTAGATCAAAGTAACGATATAGAAGTAATATTTAATCTTGTAGAGACTACTAATTGGCATATAAGAGGTGAGGACACATCTCATATCGTATATGAAGATGAAACTAGGATGTTATCTGAAGAGGGGTACTTTAAATACCCAGATGCCCGTGAAGTAGAATTGTCTAGATACAATTCTATGGGATATCATATCCGAATGGAAAATGAGGATTATCTTGAATACGAAGATGGAACTTTTGGACTAATAGAAGGAAGTTTAGTAATACCTACTACAGATGAGAGGGAATTAGAATTTACAAATGATGTTCAACTAGGACATTGGCATCTCATAACTGAAGCTGATGAGTTTCTTTTAAGTGAAGATGGATCGAATAGAATACTTATCGAAAAACCAAATATAGATCCTAGTATTGATGCATGGGAAAAAGAATATGAAATTTATGATTCTACTGGAAATCATTTATTAATAGAAGAACAAAACACGGCTCTTGTAACTTATACTGTAACTGTTTCGGCTTCTAAATTTGTTATAGATGGAGTAAGTCAGAAAGTACTTGCACTAGAAGGTGGTAGAACTTATAAGTTTGATGTTAGTGATAGTTCA